GTTTGTTGCTATTCCTATATTATTACCAGTATTTCTTTGATATGTAACCTTATCACCAGTTTTAAATTTGTGATTTGGTAAACGTATAGATCTAGAAGGTATGAATATTCTAGTTATACCAGAACCAGGATTTTGAATACTAACTGTTGTTCCAATACCAGGCCCAGCAGTGGTTCCCACACCAACTGATTCTACTGGATTAAAGTAGTATTCTAAGTCAACTTGATTATCAAATTCTGTTGTAAAACCAACATCTATCTTGAACTTTCTAGGATCTTCCTCTATAACTGTTGTTGCAGTATGAGATGCACCTGTTACACCATCATCAAGACTATTTTGATTTCTTAATACCCTTAATCTAGATGACGCAGAATCAATATTGAGTATCTTCACTTCTTCTTGTCTTGTTCCAATACCAACTTTTAATATATCATTTTCTCTTATAGCAAGGTTATTAAGAGTATCATTAGGTGATGGTAATTTACCTTGAACATTAAAGAATGTAACTAATCCAGTAGCCGCTACTGATCCAATACCCTGCGATACAATTAACTTAGTTGATGTTATTCCAATATTATATGTCTTACCACTCAATTCAGAACTTGTGGTTGACATACCAGAAACATTTATTTTATCCCCATTTTGTAAACTTATTGGTGTAGTATGAACACCAACAAACCTACCTCTCTCATCCGCAGGATAAAACTCTATATTGTTTAATTTTGTGTTAGTGACTGAAATTGTTCCAATTCCAGGCCCTCTTACCTTTGATACCTTTGCAACTGTTTGAAAATTATCAGCAACTTTCTCTTCAAATACAATTTTATCATCAACTTGATATAACGAACCACCAGTTACAATACCAACCTTATCTACAGCACCTTCAGAGGCAAATGTAACTTCACCCTCTTGAGTTACATATTTGTATGATTGACTAACATAATTGTAGGCACTATCATCTTGAAGTAATTCATATGGCTCTGTATTTCTTACCCAAGTAGTTTTATTGAGATTAATTTCATCTTGGTTACTCTTTGATAAGAAATTAAAGTTATTTGGTTGAGCAGCAAAGTTTTCACCCAATAGATATGGGAATTTTGGTTTTTTAAAGTTATTAAACGGATCACTGGAATCTGATGTTACGGTAGATTCAAGAGTTGCAAAGTATGCATATACTCCATTTGGATATTCTGGAGTTACACCATATCTTCCGTTATTTTCATCAAGATAACTCTCATCAGTATTACTGTTCCAAGTAAAATCTTCGATAAAGAATTCTTGTGGGAAAACATCGGTTGGTGGTCTATTAGTTTTTAAATCAACAGAGTATCCAGAATTTAATTGGGTTACAGATCCACCAGTGCTCTTTTCATATCCATAAGGGCCGTATATTGGAAGACCATCATATGCCCAACCAATAATTGGTGAGTGTTGTGTTTTATCTTCTTCTACACCACTTGATAGAGTTAAATCTCTACTTCCATATAATGGAGTTCCAGCAGAGTTATTTTGATATACAATTTTTCTTAAACCTCTTGGTGCATATGCATGAGAACACTGCAACTCACGACTAAGTTGCGTTGGTTTTTCTATGAATACATCGGAATCATCTATATTTGTAAAGTTCTTTCTAACCTCATTTACTTGCCAAGTTTTAAGATTTGACTGGAATATTGCAAATTCACCAGCAGACTCAACATTTAGTGAAGTGGTTGAAGCACCATATCCAACACCACTCTTAATAATCTTAACAGACCTTATTTGGCCATCAACAATTTCTGGAACTAACTCTGCTCCAGTTCCAATACCCGTAACTGAAATACTAGGAGGAGTATTATATGATTGACCTCTATTCTGGATAGCAACGTCAATTATCTTACCACCAGATACAACTGGTAATAATTCACCATTTACACCACTGTATAAGTCAATTCTCGGTTGTCTGTTGAAGTTAAGTATCTCAGATGCACCATAACCAACACCACCATGTGTTAAGTGAACTGATGTAACCTCACCTCTAAACAATGGCTGAGGAATACATTGGAAGTTTCTACCCTCTATTGAACTTATACCAACAATACCTTCAACTTTTACAACGATTGGATCATAATTGAAACTATGAGTTCCAACTCCAATAGATCTTAGGTTTTCGTATTGTTTTGTTCTGAAATAAAAGTCCTTTGCAGTTGTTCCTACACCAACTGTTGATAACTTAAATGTATTTTCATCTACGACATAGACATAGTATTTTTTATCACTTGAAAGACCTTCGATAGATGTTCCATTAGTATCAGCAGTGTAAGTTATAATCTCACCTGTCTTATAATCGTGATTGTTAATTGTTATTCTATCAAGTGCAGTATTAATGCCTGTTGGTTCACAAGTTTTAAGTTTATTCTCATACCCCTCACCAGATTCTAATACATTTATACTACCAACCTGCGATTTTCCATTTAATGATCTAAATTGATGGTTTCCTTCACCAACAGCAGTAAATCCTATTGTATTAACACCAGCAACTGCTTCATCTAAGTTTTTATGAAGTCTGATTGTTTTCTCTGGATACCAATTTGTTCCTGCATATCCCACCCAAGTTGATATAGTTGTTAGACCAGCAACATTTTCAGTATTAACGTAGTATATTGCTCCTGTGCTTAAACCAGCTAATGCTTTTCCACCAAAAGTGTCATATACGACTCTTTCGTAATTTCTGAACTTATGATATGTTAAAAATCCAACATTAAAGTCATCTGATCCAGTTACTGAGATAGTTTGAGATCCTGAACCAGAATTAAACACTACTTGATGAGGAACAGTGACCATTTTACATTCAGCCACCGCACCAGTTCCATTTCCACCACTTATTGATACTTTTGGAACATCAACATAGTCAAAGCCTGGCTCTTCAACTCTTATCTCTTGTAAACTACCTCTAGTTGCCACATATCCAGTCGCTCCTGCTCCTACACCATCATTAATTGCTAATTGTGGTGGATTTATAACATCATACTTTCTTCCACCGCCTGTAACGTCTATAGACTTAATATCACCATAATAACAAAGCTCTTGAGACTTATAACTTAATATTTCAACACCGTTTATTAAAATACCATTATATCCAATTTTTGTTTTATACTGTTTACCGTCATAAACTGGCATATCAATTTCTCTAAACAGTTTTTGAGGTAAAATTTGCTTATTATGGAATTCATACTTCTCAAAAGTGTTATTTGTAATTTCAACAGTAACAGTTGATTCTGAGACCTTTTGATAATTACCATCATATAAGTTTGAACGAGATTTTGCTAATCTTATGTCATTTAAATTAACTCTTTCTACAAAATACAATCCCTCACTGAATAAGAAACTAGAAACTGTTCCATTAGCAGCTTTTTGTGGTGTATAGTAAATAGCATCACCACTAAAGAAGTTATGGTCATTAGAACCAGTGGTAATTCCAATAATAGTTTGTCCACCGAGGAAAGTTCCAGATAATTGTATTTTTTGAGTACTTGGATTTAATTTATGACTAGATCCATAAGTTGGTATAGAGTTAGATGCAACTAGATTCTTAATTTTGGATAATGTGTGTGCATATCCAACTTCATCCATGTATATGTTTTGGATATTTGCAGTATAGTTATTCAAATGTTGTTGATTATCATTAACACCACTTCCATCTGAGTTTCCCTTTGCAAGAGTCTTTGTTATAGCAGCAACTGCTGAAAGATCACTTATTGCAGCACCTTGCATTCTAATTTTGACATTACTTAAAACATCAGTAACAGCATAAGTGCCAGTTAAAGTAGCATTTGCAGTTTGAACTGTTATTGTATCATTTAACCTTATTCTATGAAAATCCTTAGTAACAACTTCATAGGTAGGGCCTGAAGCATCTTGTAGTTCAATGGTATCTACATTATATTTTGGTTGAACATTATATACCCAGTTATTTGACTTAAAATCATTAATGTGAGCAATTTTACCAAGTGACTTTAATTTTATTTTTGAACCAAGTCTTTGATAGTAAGTATTAGGTAATTCTATATCATTTAATACACCTGTTATTCTGCAACGTATGCCGTCTGTAGTGACCCCTGCGGTGCTGTTAGCTTGTCCTAGGGCATATACATAGGTATTCTGTCTAATTGTTGTTGCATCCTTAATTGTAGTAGTAATACCAGTAGTGCTTATACCCAAGAACTGTGTGATATTAGTATTAGAATAAGTGCAAACTCCAACTGTTCCATTTTGATATACAAAGGTCAGTGCTCCACTATTTGGAAAACCTATAGTCGAGTCAACATCGATATAAGTTTGTGCTGCACCTACTTGACCAACATTCTTTGAATTGGCATGAACAGCAAAATGACCATATAATAATTCGTCAGAACTACCTGTTCCGAAAGAAGCATCAATACTAACTTTATAATATGTCTCTGTTAAAAGACCAACCCTAACTCTCTCAACCATTGAGACAGGGCCATATGCTCTAGATAGATTCTCTACAGGGTCTTGGAAGAGTGTCTTATTCTCAAGATCCATTGGATCACCCTGTATTGCTTCTACTATCAAATCACGAGTCTTTCTATAATTTGCATCAGATGGTGCAATGACATAATCAGCAGGTCTAACAATATCTACTTCTTCGTTATATAATGACTTGAACAATATTTTAAATGATTCATCAGTTCCTCTTGAATTGTAAAAGTCTTTTGAATGGCGAATGAACTGTGGTTGATTCAGTGCAGGGTTTAAATCTTTTTGGAAACCTGGTAAAAATTGTCGTTTTGACTTCTTTAAAAACTCTTCTAAAAATAATGTGCTTAAATTATTAACTTGACCACCACTTGTTCCCACACCAACTGCGTGAGATGCTGCTTTTGATGTTGAAAATACAAATTCCTCTGGTTCATCAGGATTACTGAATGATGTAATACCACTAAAACCACGAATACACCCAGTAAATGAGTTTGTTGTCAATCCAGTGTATGTAATTATCTCATTGTCTATCTTTAATAAACCATAACTATCAGGAAATCCAGTGGTATCCTTTACAGATATAGTTTGATCAAACTGGCCAACGGCACTTGAGAGAGTTGTAAACCCAACAAGAGATCCAGATTTGTTTAATTGTATATAAGAATCTAAATTATTGATTATATCAATTGGCCCACCTTGATATTCCTGCCCTTGATAGTATGCACTTAAAAATTCACCGACTAAAGGGCTGTCATCCTTTACATAAGAAGGAAGTTGTTCTTTAACAACCTTATTAATTTGAACTCTTTTATCGGTCATGTGTTATCTTACGATCTTTCTGTCTGTATAACTTGATGTAACTGTATATGTTGATCCTGATGGGTCTGCACCTGACGCAATTTCATCAACAACCATCTCTACGTTACTAGTATCTAGTTGCAAATAAAGATCCTGTAATCCAATTACGTCATTTGATTCAGGAACCACGGAGATTTCCATTATTTGTTGAGCATCTTTTGTCTTACCTGAGACAATATTAATGGGGTTAAGAGTCATTCTACCAGTGTTATAGTTGACAACACCTACATTTTGCCTTTCAATTATCGGAGTTGTTGAACCTGGTGCATCTAAAGAGAATAAACCAAGAGATCCAGTCTTTTTATCAGTGTTTGGAACATCATAAAGATAAACATCACTACTAATATCCAATACTCTAAAGGAACTAGAGCGAATATTAAACCCATCCATTGATGAAATATGGAACTGATTGCCAAAATCTATAGCATATTCTGCAAATTGATCGATAGCCAACCTCAAATCGCGTCTCATTTCAACTGTTGTGACGTTTGATGTCACGGATTCGTGACTTTGATCGATAACTTTAAGGAATTTACTGTATTTGAACCTTGCTCCATACTTATTTAACTCTGCAGAAGCAGCTAATTTGTTAATATTATTCAAAATTGTCGATGAAACCATCAATGCATTGGGTGCAAGACTCGTATTATAGTAAACATTACTGTCAGTCTCAAGGTAGAGATACTTGAGATCGAGAATTTCGGGTACAATTCCTGCTACAGAGTACTTTCTGAGGTCTCTTTTGATATTTTCCTTGATTGCATTAGGTACAAAGTCACCAGTTCGTGGTTTTATGCTTATAAAAACCTTTCCATACTGCGGAGGAACCAATTCTTCACCCCCATAAACCGAAATTGACTCAGTTTCTGGGTAAATTTTGTTAGGAATTAGGATTTCGTAGTCATTTGAGGTCAAAGCACGGTTTTGAGTGCCGTAAATTTGTGGTGCATACTTCTTAACAGAGTCAACACTCTCAATTTCGTCTCCACCAGTAGAGGGTATATTAGCAGTTACAAGAGAAATACCACTAGTTATGGTGTTTTCGACAGCATTTCGTGAATATGTGCATTTTCCACTAAAACTTAGGTTACTAATACCATTTGCTTCCGATCCATTTGATATAATATACGAAGCTTCGACTATATTTCCGTCTGAAAGTGCTTTTCCGAAGATTCCATCACCAAAAATGATCTCATATTGCTCATCTTCAATCTCTTGAATGTAATAAATGAGTGAATCACCTGTAATTGCACTTCCTGTAACCGCATCAAACAGACTATCTTGCCTTGTATAGCTTGAAAGTAGTGAAGAAGTCGCAGATGGTCTTACATAAACCTCTAAAGTCTCTAAATCGATCCCTGCATTTGATAAAATAAACCTCTGATTGATATTATTTGTAGAATATGGGAATTTTTGGTCAACTACACTGCCTTCTTTAATATCTAAGTCTAAAAATGACGCAACTCCGTCAATTACAGGTTTTGTAACGTCTTTTGTAAGACCAAAAGTGAAAGATTGACCCCCAAATGAGTTTGTAGAGGCAACTGGGCCTTTTTTTAAGGTTACAGTTGTTGGTGGAGGGGTAATTCCTGGTTCTACAGTGAAATTTATCGTTGCAGTTGCTGCTTTTTTCGATCTTGGTACATATCCAATGTTTCTAGCAAGTGCAACAACGTTTTCTCTAAGAGTTGCACTGTCAATAAAGACCTCATTTGAGATCATATTGGCATTATATGATGTAATATAGGTATTATATGCTAAAACGTCTAAAATTGTTGACAGGTTTGATCCCTCGAAGTCATAATCCGTAAAATTCGAGTTGGATTGTAAATATTGTTTAAGTGTTTCTTTAATCTGGTCAAAATCCAGACTAGTAAAGTTTAAAAGTGACATTTATCGTGATGGAAGCAAGGCAAATTCTAATTCTGAAGCAGGTATATCCACACCAACTATTCTATAGGTAATTACTACGTCAAATTGGTTTTGATCATAGTTGGGTTTTACATTTACTTCAATTAACTCAACCCTAGGTTCATAATTGCTCAAACAATTCCTAATTTCATCTTGAATTGATACTGCAGTGATCTCATCAACATTTTCAAACAATATTTCACCTATACTAGACCCAAAATCAGGATCAAAAAACTTTTCACCAGGTGTAGTCGATACTATATTACGCACAGCTCTCGCTATTGCGTTTTCATTACTCAAAGCAATCAAATCGCCACTCAAAGGGTTAAACTTGAATGACATACTAAGATCTTTGAACTTTTTACTAACTCTTTGAGTTGGCATTAGAAGCTTATAGTACTATATTTTATTTATCAGGGTTTTCTAACGGTATTCTGCAATAACTTCGTAACTTTCTATTTCATAATCTAAACCGTCGTCATCTTCTCCACGAAGACGTTCAAAAAAGTCACTAGAACTCTCTGTATCGCTCTTTTTAGGAGTCAAAGAGTCATTTGCGATCTCTCGTAGCATTTTTTCTGACATAGGAACCTCCAATTAGACACAAAAAAGTGCCTAAACGAACATTTGTTCTATTTAGACACTATATCTGTTGATTTTAGCCTAAAGCAGTGTTTCCTGCTCCAATATTAGGGTCTGCTTCGACATTTATACTAAAATCATTCCTTTCTTTTGATGTTTTCCAGAAATAATTCTCTTCTGAACCCAATCCATCACGATCATGACCATTTTCAACCTGATAGTAAACTGTTGATACCTTAAAATCGGGATTCTTAGGTATTTCGGGTGTAAGACTATTATCGTATATCCTCATTCGGTTATTAGGATACAAACAGAATTGCCCATTATCCAATTCTAGGAGGTTATGAGACTTATGTTCTGCAGGTTGCTCACTTGTAGAGTAATCAACTGCATCTACGTCTTGGTGATAGTTATCTAATGTACAAATATAGGTTCCTGTCTGCGTTCCAAAGTCTCTTGTCATCACCTCATAGTGCATTGACCCAACAAACTGCTTTTGAACTGCTACAACCCCATAATCCATACAATTCCAGAACTGAAGATTATGTAAGGTCATATCAGGATCTGGAATTACAGGCTCCGAGAGAAACGCGGATATTGGTAACTTATCAAACATCGCAGCATACTCAGGTAAATACGTTTCAAAATAAAAGGCACGGCCAGGTATAGACTTAGCAGATACCCAGACACCCTTTACAAATTCACCGTGACCACTTTGATGATCAGTTAAGTATTCTTTTCGCACCCATACTTCATAAGATGGTAGATTAGTGATTAAACAAGGCATTAATCTAACTTATAAGGGCACAATAAAGATTCTGCAATAGATTTGGCCTGTGGGTTATTATCACATAACTTCTTCATCCAGACTCTTTCTTGTAAGGTAACTATATCTTCTGATATAATACGACAACATATGTCGGTAAGTTCTACACGGTATCTTGTGCTCAACATTATCTACCTTGTCCTCTATAACGTTTCTTTGGTCTATTACGAGAAGTCGCGGAATATTTGGTATTTTTCGAGGAGCCTTGACGACTCTTCTTTGGAACAGAAACGTATATCTCCCTACCCCAAGACCCTGTTGTTGATCTAACTGCCATATTTAATGATGTGGGTTATAGTAAGTAAA